GTGCCAAGTAAAAAAGTTAAAAAGAAATAATTATAAGTAAATATATACAAAGAACTTAAAAAAGAAAACATGCCAGTATTTAAAAAAGCGAAAGCTAAGATAAAAGAAAAAGCAGCTAACTACAAAGCTAAGAGATCTGCTAAGAAAGCTACTAAGGTGGCTAAGAAGACAGAGAACAAAGCCGTTAAGTCTATGGCTAAAGGCACTTACACTGCTAGAAAGATCACACCTGCTAAAGCAGCTCCAGTGTCAAGAGCAAAGAAGGTTACCACTGCTAAGACTATCAAAAAAGTTAAAACCCAAAGAGGTACTGGTAATACTTATAAAGCAACTTGGGAAGCTAACAAAGGTGGAGTACAAAAGAAATACAAATCATACGATGACTTTAGAAAAGCTGCAGTAGCTTACAACTCTAGAAAAGATAGTAAAGGAGTTATGGCACCTAAGAAATCTAAAGCAGGACCTAAAAACAAGAAATAATAATAACAATAACCAAAACCAAAACAAATGACCTATTATTACTACAAAACCAGTACCCTGAATACTGGAAACCTAACTCTATCGGAAGAGAAGATCGCTGAATACAGACATTTAGCTGATAAAGCCAACTGGCGCATAACACAATTAGTAAATGGATACTACCAAACAGAAGTCAGTAACCCGAACGACTCAGGAAAGTGGGTTGACGTTACAAGAAGAGAGACACTCGATGGGGCTGAGGCTGCTATCGATGGCAGTATCCAACATTATGCCAAAAAACTGGAGTTCGCTAACGGACCCAAAGTCGTGAAGACTTTCAAATAAACATCGACAATTTAATTTAATTCAATACAATAAACATTATGGAATACAACTTACCAAGTGAATTGGTGAAGAACTTAGACTTCGGTGATGAAGCTAAAAACAGAGTCATCGCCGGAGTTAATAAGTTAGCACTAGCCGTTAAATCCACACTGGGCGCATCAGGTAAATGCGTAATATATGAAGATGGACGAGGCAAACCGGTCATAACAAAAGACGGAGTAACCGTTGCAGAAAGCGTAGTCTTATTTGACCCGGTCGAGAATATGGGTGCTACACTCATTAAAGAAGCAGCTCGCAATACAGTAAAGGAAGCAGGTGATGGTACAACCACTGCTACGGTATTAGCTGAAGCGCTTATTAAATCTATAAATTCTGCCGTCGCTGCAGGATTATCAATCAGAGAAATAAAAGATGGGGTTAATGTTTGCTTAGATGAGGTTTTATCTATGTTAGATGAGATGTCTGTTGACGTTGAGGGTGACATGTTAAAATCTGTTGCAGCAATATCATGTAACAACGATGAAGAGCTTGGAGTTATTATAGCTGAAGCTTACGAAAGAGTAGGTAAGCACGGTGTTGTTTTAATGGAGGAGAGTGAATCTGAAGATACTTACGTAGACGTTGTGGATGGAGCTCAGATAGATTGTGGTATCACATCCCCACACTTCATTACAAACACAGAGAAGCACTTAGCAGAATTAGACAACCCATATGTCCTTACAGTGTCTTCGGAGATCCCTAACATACGTAAGATTCAATCTGTATTAGAACATGTTATAAAGAGTAATCGTTCATTACTTATAGTAGCTCAGGTGGCTCAGCAAGTCAAGTCTGCTTTGCTCATGAATAAAGTTAAGGGTAATATTAAGGTTAATATAATCGACCCACCTGGTTTTGGTCCTACACGTAAGGATGCTATGGAAGACTTAGCAATACTTACAGGCTCTACAGTAATCAATGAAGAACTAGGAGACGACTTGGATTTGATAACACCTGAGCATTTAGGCGAAGCTGAGTTTGCTGTTACTGACGACAAGTCCACTGTTATAACTTTAGATGAAGTAACTGAGGATGTTGAAGCTAGAATAGAAGAGTTAGATAAACAAATAACCACTGAACAAAATGGGTTTATCAAGAAAAAGCTAGAACAAAGGCTTGCTACCTTATCTGGCAGTGTTGGTATCGTAAAGGTGGGGGCTAGTTCTAAAGTAGAGCTTAAAGAAAAGAAAGATAGGGTTGAGGATGCTATATATGCTACCAAAGCTGCGTTGCAAGAAGGTATAGTACCTGGAGGGGGCGTAGCACTCCTTGATGTCTCAGAAAAAATTTCTTCCGTTAACACGGGAGCTGCAGTACTTGCAGAAGCATTGAAAGCTCCTTTCATCACCATACTAGCTAATGCTGGGCTAGATCCTCAGACTTCTGTAGGTGAAGGGCTTGGTATCAACGTTATAACAGGTGAGACAGTCGATATGATTAACGTAGGTATAATAGATCCGGTTTTGGTTACAAAATCGGCGCTGAAAAATGCGGTGAGTGTAGCCTTAACTGTTATGTCCGCAGATTGTGTAATCTCAAATGTAAGGTTGAATGAAGGCAATTAATGATTATGTAGTCATAAAGACTATAAAAGAACAGAGAAAAGTCGGTGGGTTATTGCTCACTGACACTACTGATTCAGATAATAGATATAAGAAAGCTGAAGTAGTTTCTGCAGGTGATCAAGCCGGTATCATAAACGAAGGTATGGTTATCATGTACGATAAACACGCTGGTCACGATGTAAGGTATGAAGAGGTTATGTACAGAGTCATTAAGCTAAGAGATATTGTTCTAGTAGAATGAGAATAACAGCGGATGATTTAAAAGAAATAAATCTACTTAAGTATTACCGAGTGGTTAGAAAATGGGCGTGCAATCAAAACGATTTAAAAGATGCTGACTTAGAACTACTCATATACTTAAACTGCTTAAATAGATTTACTAGAGACGAATTTATAAATGGTATATACGCTTATTCTTGGGATAAGAAAAGATGGGATAGGCTTAGAGATCAAGGCTGGATAGATGTATGGAGACATCGTAACAGAACCACTATTAAGTACTCTATATTTAAAACCTCTCAAAAATGTAATATGCTAATAAGTAGAATTTACAGGATACTATTAGGGGAGGAAGATATACCAATGACAGCAAGTAATAAATACTATAACAACAAGTCATACACAGACAAGGTTATGAACAAGGTTATAGATGATATGATAAAAGACCCAAACAGATAATTATGGTAGGAAAATTAATAGGTGGGCTATTCGGTAAGATCGTAGATAATGCCGAAGGCATACTCGACAAGGTAGTAACCACAGACAAGGAAAGAGATCAGGCTAAGCTTGAACTAAAGAAGATACTTCTAGAAGCAGAGAAAGAAGCTTTTGCTAAGGAAGTAGAAGACAGACAAGGTGCTAGAAGCTTATACCAAGACGATGCAATAATACAGAAAATACTAGCTATACTATTTACTGTAGCTTACTTCGGTATAACCTACGTAATGTTTAAGTACTTTGTGATGAACACTCTAGAACTTAGCGATTATGAGATAGGTTTTATAAGTTCAGCATTTGGTGCTATGAGTGCAAAAGTAAACACGATAGTTGATTTCTTCTTTGGAGGTTCGGCTAAAGGAAATAACAATAACAATTAAATAAATTAAAATGGCTAAGAAAAACAAAGTGGTAGATTTAAAACCAAAAGCAGAGAATATATCAAAACAACACTTAACAGAGCTTCAAGAAGTTGTAAGTGCTGTTAACAAATTACATTTTGAAATAGGTAAGGTAGAATCTACTAAGCATAGCTTGCTACATAGACTTGCGGTTACTCAAGATTCCATAACGCTTTTGCAAGATACTCTAGAGAAAGAATACGGTACTAGTGATGTTGATATATCTACTGGCGCTATAAACCACCCTAAGAATGCAGAGTAGTGTTATAAGAAAGATTACTATAGGTAAGGACTACAAGAACGACTCAATGCATTACGCGGTTGGTCAGAACGTTTATGGTGGTCATACTATATGTAACATAATAGAGGAGGAAGACAAGTACTCAATCTATATAGAAAAAGGTGATATAGTTATACCTTGGAAGGACTTTAATAAGAACATGGCAGTTTCTGTTGAATACGATTTAGAATATTAATGAGGCCAATACTAGACTTTATAGTAAAACCAATAGGAGATAGATACAACAACTCAGTTAAGGTAGGTGAGAAGAGCTTGATATTAAATACAGAGATATTTAACCACTCATATATAAACCGCCGAGCTGAGGTTGTATCCACACCTATGCATAACCCTTTAAATATCCAAGTAGGTGACGAGCTAATAATTCACCATAATGTATTCAGACGTTGGCACAACATGAAGGGTGTTGAAAAAAATGGTAGAGGTTTTTTAAAGGAGGGTGAGTTTCTATTACAGAACGATCAATTCTTTATGTACGGTAAGCCTAACGATAGAGAGGTTGTACCTGGATTTACTTTTATAAAACCTTTAAAAAGTAAAGATAAGTTTAGTAATGATGATGAAATACCTTTGACAGGTATAGTTAAGCATTCACACACTTTTGACAAAGGAGCTTTAGTTGGTTTCTCACCTGGCGATGAGTTTGAATTCGTGGTAGATGGTGAAAGGTTGTATAGAGTAATGGATAGATTTATAAATGTAGAGTATGAATATAAAGGAGACGAAGAAGAGTATAATCCAAGCTGGGCATAGAGCAGTTGAAGAACTTATTAAAGTTGCTAAAGAAGCTATTGTTGATAGTGGTGATGACATCACAGCTGACAGGCTTAAAAACGCTGCAGCAACGAAAAAACTCGCGATATTTGATGCGTTCGAAATTCTTAATAGAATACAAGAAGAAGAAGAGATGCTAGGTGAGAAGAAGGTTTCTGAAAGTAAAGCAAGTTTTAAAGGGTTTGCAGAAGGGAGGTCTAAATGAAATACGATCAGAGCTTAGTAAAAATAATAGAACCAGTAAGGTTAAATACTTTAAATAGATTAAATAAGTCTAAAGGTTGGAAGCATGGCTACAACAAAGAACATGACTTTGTGGTAATATCTAAGACTGGTAAAATAGGTGAGGTGCTAGAAATACAAGGTTTAAGAATAGCCTTACCTCTAGCGCCTAAATCTGTTTACTCTAGAAGTAAGAACCAGAAAGATCAGAAGTGGGAGAAGTTTGAAGAGAATCCTATAATAAAGAAAATAAAAACAGTATTCGACTGGCAGAACCAGCCTGAGAGTTTCAAAGAAGAGCATTACGCTTATATAGACGAAGAGTTTAACAGAAGAGACAATGGGTTTTGGTTTATGAATAATGGTAAGCCAACTTACTTAACAGGTAGTTACTATATGTATCTTCAATGGAGTAAGATAGATGTTGGTGCTCCTGATTTCAGAGAAGCTAACAGGTTGTTCTTCTTGTTCTGGGAGGCATGCAAGGCAGATAACCGTTGCTATGGTATGTGCTATTTAAAGAATCGTCGTTCTGGTTTTTCGTTTATGAGCTCGGCTGAAACCGTTAACTTAGCTACGTTAGCAAGTGATAGTAGATTTGGGATCTTATCTAAATCCGGTGGTGATGCTAAGAAGATGTTTACTGATAAAGTAGTACCTATTAGTTTTAATTACCCTTTCTTTTT